GAACTTGCAAAAGGCTTTACCACAAAAGTGAATCTATACAAAGCCATCTAATGATGGCTTTTCTTATTGAAGGAGTTCGATATGGCTAACATTCCAAAGCCTACAAACCTGAACACTATCTGGGCTTCTACAGGTACTAAGGTTGATCCGGGTGTTACAAAGACAAACATTGGTTGGGTAGTTCAACTCCCACCATACGAATATCAAAACTGGGCAATGAACCGTCAAGATACGGCCATCGCTCACTTTAACCAACATGGTGTTCCAGAGTGGGATGCTATTACAGAATATCAAGGTGGTCTGAGCTACACTCAAGGTAGTGATGGACTAATCTACAAGTGCCTACAAACTAACTACAACCTCGACCCTACCAATACAAACAACAACCTGTTCTGGGCTCGTGCGTTTGAAGACTACGGAAGTGTCCAGATTGTTCAGGCAGCATTGAACGCTCACCTGACAGACTATGCAACTCTCTCTGGGATTGCCAACGTTGTAGCTGCTCGTGCTAACTTGTCTGTGTACAGCAAGACTGATGGTGATGCCCGTTATGCTTTCAAAGGTGGTGATAATGCTACTCCATTCCTCGTTGGAACTGCAACTAACCCACAACACGCTGTCCCTCTGAGTCAGATCAATAGTCTGCTTGTTCCTGCCACTGAATCCTCTTATGGTACGACTCAGTACGCTACAACAGGTGAAACAGAAGCTGGTACAATCGATAACAAATCAATCACACCGCTGAAAGCTTCCACGATCCTGTTGAAGAAGTCTGGTAACCTCGCAGGACTTAGTAACATTGCAACAGCTCGTTCTAACTTGGGTCTTGGTGATATCGCGACAATGAGCAGTGACTTGTTCCTTGCACGTGGCAATAACCTATCCGACCTCGGCAGCCCAGTGATCGCACGTTCCAACCTTGGGCTAACCTCTACAGCAACACAACCAGAGACATATTTCCTTCGTTCTGGTTTGAATTTGTTTGATTTACCTGATAAACCGGGAGCACGTAGTAACTTGGGGCTTACCTCCACAGCCACTACAGCACTCTCTAACATTCTTCTGAAGGCTGACAACTTGGCAGGTTTGACTAACTTGGCAACGGCACGTAGTAACTTGGGCCTTGGCTCCGCTGCAACACTACCAAGCAACACTTGGTTGAATCGTACAAACAACCTCAATGACCTAACAAACGTACAGGCAGCTCGTAACAGTCTTGGACTTGGTTCCGCTGCTACAATGAACGCGATTGGTACTACAGGCTCTCTAGACTTCTCTGCTAATGGTGGGACCAACGGATGGATGATCCATCCGAACGGTATTATTGAGCAGTGGGGTATGTTCGATATGGGCGGTGGAGCAAGTGTTCAACGAGTTAACTTCCCACGTGGATTCAACTCGGCCTGCTGGAACATCACTATGACTCGATTTGAACTAGCTTCTAACGAAAGTGGTATGGCAACAGTTAAGTCTATGGATGCTGGAGGTTTCGTATTCCACCACGGGTATAGCAACACATTCACAGCCTACATGTGGCGAGCTATTGGAGCATAACATGTTAACAGAGAATGACTACAAACAAGCGGCGGAAATCCTCGGGGTTGAAGTTGCCTGTGTTAAAGCAGTCACCAAAGTGGAGAGCCGTGGAAGCGGCTTCCTCCCTATTGGGGCTCCTGTGATCCTGTTTGAGCGTCATTGGATGTACAAACTACTCAAGGCTAAGCTTGGTAAAGAGCCAGCCTTGAGCGACGTTGTAGACCCCAAGGCAGGAGGCTACAAAGGTGGTACTGCTGAACACACACGTCTGGAGAAGGCTGTAGCAATTGATCGCGAATGTGCATTGCAAAGTGCCTCATGGGGATTGTTCCAGATCATGGGTTTTCATTATAAAACACTAGGTTACCCGACAGTACAGGCATTTGTAAACGCTGCATACAAAAGTGAGGGTAGCCAACTAGATATGTTTGTTAGATTCCTGAAAGCCAACCCAGCAATGTTGTCTGCCTTGAAGGCCAAAGATTGGCCTAAATTCGCTAAACTATATAACGGCCCTAAGTATAAGGATAACAACTATGACACAAAACTGCGAGACGCCTACGCTGCATCGGTGTCCTGATTGTGAATTAAATCTTTCGGCTGCAATGTTCAACAAGAATAGAAGTAGTTCTTCTGGTAGGAGTACATACTGCAAAGCTTGTACTGCTGTCAGAAAGAGAGGTTATAGACTTAAAGATTACGAAGTCACTCTGGCGTCAGAGAGAACTTCTCGTGGTAAAAGACATTGGTCAGTAAATTTGCTGAAGAGTTCTAAGAGCGGGGCAATACAGAGAAATCTGGAGCACGCTATTACTCTGGAAGATATACTTCAGTTGTACGAATCGCAAGATGGTTTGTGCTACTGGCTAGGAGTTCAACTCGGAGACGAGACTCTTCCAAACAGGCACCCCTTGAAGCCATCTTTAGATAGATTGGATAGTTCAAAGGGTTACATAGTTGGAAATGTAGTGTTGTCTTGCACATTCGCTAATCTTGGTAAATCTGATAACTCTCCAGAAACTACTAAAGATTTTATAGAGCTGTTGAAGCTCACTATCAAATAACGGAGAAATCTTATGATCCTAAGTGGAACACTACTACTACCAAATGGACTACCATTTAAAGACTCTTATGTGAAGCTCGTTGCTAAGTCCACATCTGAGCAAGTTTTGAAGAGCGTTACGGCGGGCTTCCGCACAGACGAAGATGGAGAGTATTCTGTTGACTGTCCACTTGGAAACTACTCTGTAGTGGTTTCTGGTTCTGATGGTCTACAGACGATTGGCTCGATTGTTATCGATGAGAATACAACAGAAACAAACATCAATGCTCTAATCCTCCTTGGGGACGTAGCAGCGTCTAATCCACTTGTACAACAAGTGAGAGAGGATGCACTAGCTGCTGCATTATCTGCTGAACAGGCAACTACAGGGAATCCATACAATCTAGTTACTTGGTCTTACACTCAAGCATTTCAGTTGGTATCTGCAACACGTGATGCCAACGGAACCATCATCAGTGCTAATATTGTTTGGCCTGACGGTACTACTGGAGTGTTCACTACAGATATTGCAAGCGTGGAATTCCCCGGAGCTGTTGATGCTTGGCACGCCACATATGTGGCACTAGTACCGAAGACAGTGACTCAACCTGCTGTGACTCGGGATGATATCGGAGCGGTTATCCTACAACCCGCAATAATTATTACATAAGGAGAGTACACATGAGTATTCTAGATGCACCCGGCCTAAGTAGAAATACTGCCGATAAATACTACTCCCGTCTTTCTGTGATTGGCGGTGTAGAAGGAGATAGTCGAGGGCAGCGAAATTCCTCGGCGAGTCCGGGCACGACTCGGATATATTCAAACGGTTGGGCTTTCCATGCTAGAGCACTTATGCGTCAGTGTATTGATCTACCTGTTACAACCAACTGTGCTATTGGTGGCAGTACCACTGCTGATGTGTTAGCGAGAATTGACACATCTATTACTACATGGATAACTAATGGTGCAACATTCGCTGTATTGTTTATGTCTCGTAACGATAGACCTGCGGGAATGACTGTTGCTCAAAGTATCAGTAATATGCTGGAAATTGAAAGACGTATCAAGAAGGCTGGCCTAGTAGCTATCTGGATGACCGATATCCCACCTACGGACGCAGCAGCGGCTGGATCACCAGTATTTTCTGCAAGTCAAGTTCAAGAGCACCATGCCTGTATCAACTGGCAGCGTTCACGTAGGTTTGAACGCAACGTATTTGTCTGCGACACTACACAGTATGGATGGTCGCAAACATCAGCGTATGGTTTTGCTATAACTAACTGGCTCTCTGATCATACGCACCCAAGTCAAGAAGCCGCTACTCGCTACGGAGAGGCACTAGCTGCCTTACTAAAAACCATATTCCCAGTGTTTAGCCTACGTCCTTATGTCAATGTAACCGCTGCGTACAACGCAACTTACAATCCGGGTGGTATTATCAATGCCAACCCACTTACTACAGGTACAGCAGGCACTATCATTGCGTCTACTGGGACTTGCACTGGCGTTGTGGCTGATAGTCATAGTGTACAGCATCTAAACTGTACAGGTGTTACAACTGTCTGCTCTAAAGAAGACATTGTTAATGCTGCTGGTATTACTGAGACTTGGCAGAAACTGGTGATCAGCGGCACGCCAACGGGTGCTTCACCCTCCGTTGAGTTCCAAAACAACGTTGGTGTAGCAAATATGGTGGGTGGTGATGTCGTTGAAGCTTATTGCGAATACGACGCGCCTGCCGGAAATACAGGGCACTCCTCAATCTTCTTCGGGCTTAGACTGGCGCACACGTCGTCAAGCGTCATCGTGGTCTGCGACGACGGCGGTGTCGCGTCGACGGACTTTGTGTTCACTGGGGATTCGCTGGCACACACTGGCTATCTGTTGAAGACCCCGCCGATGACCATTCCGGCAGGCGTGACACTAAACACACTACGGACCCGTGGAACAGTGGTACTGAGACAGAACGTTGCATGTAACGTGACCGTTAGATTCAGGTCTGTGGATTGTCACAAAATCATTTACAACTAATAATGGAGGTTTCCACATGTCAAAGAAAATGAAGATGGCTCTTGGTATTACAGCGGCTATATTTTTAGCCGCTGAGCCATTGATGATGTTGTGGCAACCTCTTCTCCCACAAGGATCATATGCAGGGATTGCAACATTCGTAGCTGTAGTGCGAGCTGGACTCGTTTATTACACCACGACGGAAGATGGAGAAGAAGATGCTAGCAACAATTAAGAATTACCTCATGTTGGCAGCGCTGCTACTTGTGATCGCTGGTGTTTTATATATTCAAAGCCTTCGCATTGAAGTTACAACACTACGATTGGATGTAGCAACGTATGAACAGGCAGCAGAGACAAACAGGAAGGCTATGGATTTGGCCGACAAGAGCTGTTCTCTCACGAAGGACGCTATCCGCCAACACTACGAAGCAGAGGTACGGTTCCTGACCTCCCAGAAGGCCACAGGAGACGCGATCAATGCCCTACCCACCCTGACCCTCAAGGAGAGCGATAATGAAGCTCCTACGAAGCCTCAAGGCTTTGCTGATGATGATCGTCTTAGCCCTAGCACTATGCAGTTGCTCGACAGAGCGTACTGTGATGGTGACAAAGACGGTTGTACTGGTTCCACCAAGTGAGTTCTTTCTCCCTTGTACCCCTGAACGTGTAAAGGAAAACACTGTTCGTGCGTTGGCTCACGGTTACGTGGTCAACACTTACCAAGTATGGACGTGTAATAACCGAATCCAAAACCATAAGAAATGGTTTGAACAGCAACAGGAGATTTATAATGGCAACAACAAATGATATGGTGAAGGGTGTTCTCAGTTATGTTGCTGGAGCCCTGTTGATGGTTTGTGTTGGTGTTGTTGGATATCAACAATCCCAGATCGGAAAGCTCGACGACAGACTTTACACACTCCAAGCCACGACAGTAACTGAAGACAAACTCAATAGTGCAATCAATCGACTATCTTCTGAGTTTGACACAAAGATCACTGCCATCAAGAACGTTCAAGAAGTTACAAACTCTTACTTGATGCGTATTGTTGATAAACTAGAGAAGACTGATAGAAAATAAGGGGAACTATTATGACAAGGACTCAAGATTGGCCTATGGTGGCTGCCATCGGCGCTCTTCTGACTGCACTCCTTGTCTGCATTCTGCTACTGGCTTTCCCTGCCTATAATAATAAAACAGGCCAACTAGAAATAGAAGTTGCAAAACAAGAATATACGCGACAGAATGCCGCGATGGATCGCAAATACGAAGCTAAGATCAACAGTTTGCAGGAGCAACTGAACACACAGCAGTTCGTAGCCAACAAGCGTTATGACTTGCTGGATGATGACATGAAAAGGATGAAACGTGAAATTGATGATCTTCGAGAAAGAC